TTTCCGATGATGTTCTGCTATCTCATAAACCCTAGCTCTAGCTTTAGGTGTACAATGAGTAACGTCAACAATCATGCCTAACTCTAGCATCTTTTCTACTACAGCCTCTCCCGTTGTAGTTAAGCCAAGTGTAGAGTCCCATCTCCCTAGAGCGTCTTTAGGTATATGTTTTAGGCCATATTCTGGATATGGAAAAACTGGATAAACACATTGGTTGGGATAAAAATGAGCCAGCCCTAGATAGGCAACACCCCTGTTGTAGAAATGTTCTAAATTATTCAGAAGCTCTACTTCGATAGCTTCTCTGTCAAACGCTATTTCATCATCAAGGGTTTTGCCAGACTCAATTCCTTGGAGGCTGTGAGCGCCTTCTATGGAATGAACAATGCATGTTTCATTTGCGACTATCCCTTGCAGTAATTCTTCTACTGATTTTGCCATTCTTACATGCTTGTCGTCCGAACCGGCCATGTCAATTGCAGCATTATATAAAGCAACCTCATCTTCCATATTGTCAAGCATCATATTAGTAGTATCAAAATATGTGGGGTCTACTATCTTTTTTCTAACACTTGAGAATACCCACAGTAAAAATTTAATTAGCTTTATGTCATCTATCCACCCTTGCTCTAGAACATATGCAGTAGAAAGAAGAACATCTACCCCGCCCTCTTCTAATTTGGGGAACGTAATTCTTTCGCTGAAGGGCCAAAAAGAGGATTTAAAGAGTCTAGAGAGAAGCCTTGTTTTCTTCCCATCTAGGTTTCTATGAAACATAGAGGATTTGAGTGAGGGATGACTATGAAGGTCAACCAATATTGCATCGTCGTGTAGTTTCTGCCAGTCCATATTATTGTCTTAAAACAAGGGAATGATAAATTTCCATAGGACTACAACTACGGCTGACGCTATCGTCAACCACTTTAGGGCTTTAGCTAATGCCAATAAAAGCTCTTTAAGGGGGCGAGGCTTGTTTTGCAAAATCTCAAACTTTTCTGTGAGCTTTTCCTTTTTCTTATCCCAGCCCTTGGGCTTATCTTCTTTTTCCTTTTTCTTTGCCGCCCTAGCCTCTTCTTTCTCTATCTTAGCCAGCCTGTCATGATAAGTTTCTTGTTCTGCCATTTTAACTACCTATTTAAAAAATACCTACCCACCATCCTCTAGAGATGCCAAGGAAGTATACACCAATTGCTAAACCGACAGCCAACAAAGGCTTTCTTTTAAGTAAATCTAAAATTTTCGACATTTTAATGCCCCCCTAAAAGTGTTACTTAGGACTAATTCTAATAAGAAACGGAAACTCGTTTATCTCGCCTTCCGTACTTTTTTCCTCATCCTTTTCGTCTTTCTTGTTCGATGACCCCTCAATCGGAAGCTTAAGTATCTCGCTCAAACTCGGAACATCTTCATTAGTGTCTAAAGACCATAAAACATTATTCTTTTCTGCCCACGAATGCATCCTTCTTACGGGCACAATAAAATTAAAACCTTCGCCTGCCCCCCTAACAAGCATGCCTACATATTTGCCGGTGTTGTCACCAGAGTCTTCAGATAAGAACACTCCGCCGCCACTAGAACCCGGAAATGCTGTTACTGTTGTTTGGTCAAACACAATGCCCCCGCTGCTGCCAAGATTAAGCACTCTGCCTACCTTAGACATAATTCCACGGGTCATAGAATTAGCGCCCTGCTGTCCAAGCAGAGAGCCGACATGATACAGTTCTGTGCCGATTGGAGTAATTTTATCTCCCTCTAGGAAGAACTGGGCGTCTACATCAATAAAACTTCTTTTTCTTACCATCAGCAGGGCTAAGTCTTCTCCGTTGTCAGCATCGCTGTATTTTATTACCTTGGCGTCCATTTTCAATTCGCCAACTCTGCGACCATTCTCTGTTAGTTCTTTAACTATTTGAGCATCTTTGAATTCAACCAATCTTTTTTGTTGACCGTTCACAATTACGGTTCTAACAGAGCGCAAGCTATCTATGACGTGTCCAGCAGTCCACACAAAGTTAATTTTTTCAGTTGTCTTGGGGCCAGTTTTTACTTCTCTGGTTATGAGAACTCCAGAGCCTTCGCTAAAGCTAGCTTTAATGGTAACAGAAACCTTTTGCAGGTGTTCATAGAGGTCATTGGCCTTAACAATAGAGACCTGCAAAAAAAGACCTAAGAGCATGACTACTGCCAGAAACTTATTTTTCATTGTAAATCCTTCCATTCCTTAAACTTAATTATCTAATTTCTTATCTATTCGTTCCAAAATGTCTGCTATCCGTCTCTGGTCGCCAACTATTTGTGTCATGACACTCTGCATATCTTTTTGTATTTCAGCCCAGCTTCGTGGAATATATGCTAATGGTGTACCGTCTGAATCACATTTATCTAGTATTTCATGTGCGCTTCTCATCCAGTCCCTTTCTTCGTCGGTTAAGACGGATTTTTTAGGCATAGCTTTTACAATTAATACTTCAATAATTTTTCCCAACGCTATTACGATTGCGACAATCGCAGCTAGTACGGGAACCTCTAGGATAGACTCAGGCATTTTATCTCATTTATAAAAAAAAAGAGGAGGCGGGTTTGCACCCGCGCACCTCCCCCAAATAAAGGGCGTTAGCCCGTTTTCTGTTTGTAGTCATCTTGCTTAGGAAGCTTTGCCCCAAACATGTAAACCAATTCACCACGGTCAGCACCAGTTTCACTGCGAACATTGCAAACAGCATCGTCGCTAGAATTGGTGGTGTTGTCTGTGGTAAGCTTAAAGGTAGCGTTGAGAATGGCAACGATGCCACCGGTAACGCTAGAAGAAGCGGAACTGTTCCAGTTGCTTCTCTGTGCAGAAATACCAGTTGCGTCCCAAGCACCATCGGTAAGCGCCGTGATACTCTTGGAGCCATACATTTTCTGACGGCCTCTCTTGTCAGCCTGTCGCCACTGAGTATCAGAACCAACAATTCTAAGCATGGAAGTTGTGATGTTATTAATCTTAGTGCTATAACCCCTGATTAAAAACTGAGGGTCTTCGGGAGTGGGCTGATATGCCAACGTGCCTGAACCTTTAGCCGTCTGAACGCCAGTTGCAGACGCAGTACCGGTTAAAGCAATGACTTTTGCACCATAACCCATAGACCAACCACTATCTTCAGCGAAGTCACGAAGACTTTTACCAGTCCATTTTGAATCAGCAATAGTACCGCCGTGAAGGATGACTCCACCGTTTATCTTTTCATTGCCGCTTGTAACTGCTTGATAAGGAATTGCCATTTTTATTACCTCGTATTGATAAATGGCCAGCTATAGTCCCATTTTTTCCTATAATTAGTTCCAGTTCCTAGCATATTATACACGGTTTTTAAATTAACCGTGTCTTTTTTTTAGTTTCTCTATGCCTTTTTGGACATACTGCCTAGCCGTTTCCCGGCTATAATTATTTTTTTTAGCAATTTCCTGTACTGTATACCCATATATAAATTTTTGTTTTATTGCTATTGCAAGCTTTTCTGGAAGTGAGTCAATCCAATCCAGCGTTTCGCAGATATTTATATCTTCACAGTCTCCGTCCACAGAAAGATTAGTAGAGATTCTTTTGGCTTTTTTGTATTCAGATAGCTGTCTTTTACATTCCCAATCTATACAATTATACAAAAAGGATGTAAATTTTACTTTTCTCTCGGAGTCAAAATTTCTTAGGGCGTCCCACAGGGCAACAAGCTTACATCTATGCAGGTCTTCTGCGGATATTCTACTTATATATTTCTTGCAAACGTGATTTATTATTTTTATATTGTCTTCGTCCTTTAGAGCTTCTTCAAACTCCCTGTCCTTCGCTTTGCTCATTTTGCTCATTTTGTTCATTTTGTTCCTCCGAACTCACAATAACTCCCCCGGAAAAATCTCTAGCAAGCTTAAATGTAGAAAGCTTTTTGATAAAATTTTCGTCCATATTGTTCGAGCTAACATAATCATATTCCCCGTTGGGAAACACAAAAATAGCCCAATATTTATCTGTTTGAACTTGTGTTTTTATTGTTTCAATTATTTCGTATGTTTCCTCGCAAATTCTACTGTCTTGTTCTTCTTCTTCTGATGTTTGGGTTATAGTGCTTTCAATTTTAATTCTAATTCCATCCCAACCATTGAAAGTAAATAGCTTTCCTATACCAACAAAAAATCTATATCTACTTAAAATAGATAAAAGCTCTATGCCCTCTGTCCTTTCTATTTCTGATTTAATTTGGTTTGTGATTTCAAAATTTGTATATCCAAGCCAACAATCAAACTGTTTGTCTGGACGATTAACGTCCTCGTTATGAAAAAAGCCAATCGGCGTTGAAATCATGTTAAACGGGTTCATTCCAAAGTCAGACCCTTGGAAGAGTATGTTCCCATGAGATAATGCTTCGTCAATTGCTTCGTCAACAGGCTCTTGTGTATAAGTCTCTTCTAAAACTTCTGGCTCCTTGGCTTCCCATTTTTCCCACGCTATTTTTCTTTTTTCTGGAGGCATAATCAAACTCCTATTTTTTCGTGGTTACTCTTCTTTGTGTGTGTTTATTCTATTAGCCAAATCCGTAGGTTTTACTACTACTTCTTGTCCCGATTTATCCTGTATTTTTCCATCGAGCTTTGTTTTTAGTAAAGAGGTTAAAACTCTGGCTGTTTCCTCTTTGTTTTGTCTCATTAGCTGGTCAGTTAAAAAAATGAATGTTCCGTTGGCAAGCTCACCAGAAAAAACTTGAACAAACATGTCTGCAAAATTGTTTACGTCACAGTGTTGCTCATAAAATTCACACTCACAATATATTTCTCCAGAATTGTCAACTGAAAATTTTATAAAGGAGTTCGTTTGTTCCTCATTTTTATAGTCGTCACCGGTTTCCATTGATATTTATCTTCCAGTCAGGGCTAGGTTGATATGTTTTATGATTTCATTATAATTAAAGTCTATCTGTTCTTTCTTGCTTAAAACATTAAACATTTTTATCCAGCTCCCAAGCTTATTTTTTATCGTGTCTGGAATAATCGTAATATAATTGAGATAGAGGTTGCCTTCTCTGTTGGAAACACAGCAGAAATGTTTTTCTGGCCACTCTGGGTGGGTTTCTAGGTGTTTTTTAACAATGCGGTTTAAAACATCTTCTATTTTTTGCTCGTCGTAGAGGGCGAGTCTGGGAACGCCACCATGTCCTACTGTTAGCATTTTAAAGTTGACGGCACTGTCGTCTTCTAGGTTGTGGGCTATAATACCCAAATTAACTATAACCTTATATCTTAATGACAATCGCTCTGCTCCTATCCAAGACTAAGGCTGGATACTATTTCTCTTGCGGTATTTTCCCAAGAAAATTTTTCAGCGGTTTTTATTCCCTCTGTATTTATTAAATCTTTGCCTGACCTTTTTTGTTCGTATACGCTTCTCATATGATTTGATATGTCAGAAATTTGTTCATCATCAATTTTTGCCCATTTACCCTGACCTTTAAACCATTTTCCGTCAAACGCATCTTCTGTGGAGTTGATGTCAACTAAGAGAGAGTTAGAATCGTTGCAAAATTCTGTGTGGGCGGAATAATTTGTGGCGACAATCTGTTTCCCACATGACATCATTTCAAGAGCTTCTAAATTCCACCCCTCTGCACGACTAGGAAAAACACCGCAGTCAGACTGCGCCATGATATTATACACCTCTTTTTGTGTTTGTTGTCTGGGAATTATTCTAATCTTGTTTCCCAGTTTAGAATTTTTATATAGGCTCTGCCACTCCCTATTTCCTTCTACGTCATAGAAAGGATTGTGGCACATCATCCACAGTTCTACGTTGTCATCTTCATTAAACGCTTGATTGAACGCTTCAACTAGTACGTCGTGCCCCTTTCTAATTTCCCACTTTCCAACATTTAGAAAAATTGTTTCTGTTCGGTTTGAATCTGTTTTAGGAAATATATTCCGGTCTACCCCTAGAGGTATGACAGAAACTCTATAGTGACCCTTTTCTAAAGCGTCAACAACTATTTTTTTAGCCCAAGATGAGCAAACAAAAATCTCATCTAGGCTTTTAAGATGGTGTGTTTCGTTGGGGGCAAATCGGTCAAGCTCAAAAATAGGAAACCCTACCCTTGTTCCCCTTCCCACAAATTGACTCATATCGTGCTGATGCCAAATCCTCACACATGGAGCAGAGAAGTTAGGCAAGCCCGCCTTAGATACACAGTCTCGCAGTACAGCCGCATCCTCTGCGGAGGCTTCAGGGCTTCCGATGGGCCACAGGGCAACATTTGCAATTTTAGATAGGTGTTTCGTCACATTAGCCCCTACTACACCGTATCCTAAGCTGTTTATTGGTGCTATTATATTTATGTCCATTCAGCCCCCAATCCTTTGTGCCCAATAAGAAATGCTTGCCTTCTCATAATTTTTATTTATATCTTTTGTCTTTTCCACAATTTCCATCAGAATTTCTTCTGTGATATAATAGAGAGAGTTTATTCTTATTACAGGCAAGCCTTCAAAATAAGAGGTGGTCTTGCTTTCCAATACTATTGGGGTACAGCCCAAGTATAAAGCCTCCCATATTCGATGACAGTCCACCCCATTCCCCTGTGGACAAAGAACAAATTGATGTTTAGCCATCTCTCTTAAGTATTCGTCTTTAGGAAGAGTGGGCTGCTCTTGTACGGTTGCCCAAGGAAAGTTTGAATTTGCAAAATGGCGTTTAAGATGAACTCTTTCGTTTGTATAGGTTTGCCAATTTACATAAAGAAGTTTATCTTTTTTGATTTCTTCATTTTTGACTTGTGATATTAGTTCGGTATCGCCTTCCCCTACGCCCATAGGAATCCCCACAATTCTGTCATGACTTAGCATCGGATTTACTAAATACCACTTTTCAATATTAGAAGGAATTTCATTAAAAGTTGAAAGTGTAAAGGAATAACACTTTACTGAATAAGTGTCGTGAGAATCGCACTGTTCTTTATCACACCTAGCCGGAATAAATAAATCCGTATATCCTGCTTGTTCTATCTCGTTAGAAACAAACGGAATCCATTTCATCATATCCATGCCAACAGGATGCTCTTCTTGTTTTGCTAGCCCAAAATCGGTATAACCACTTACTACCGTATATTTTCTATCAGTTTGCTTGCATTTCTCAAAAAAGTCTTTTATGTGTTCAATGTTAATATAAACCAGACCGCCTTCTGGCAATGTGTCACCTGTGCGAAACTCCGTTTCACAAAACACATCTCTCCAAAATTTACAGTCTAACATTTCATTTGAATTCATTTATGATTCCTTCCTAAATAGGGTTACTGCATTTTAACAGCGAGGCTTTACTATTGTCAACAATAATTATAGAGCGGGCCAGATAGCCTGATACATAAAAAAAAGGGCCACAAAAACCCCTAAGAGTTTGTGCGACCTGTTTATTTTCGTAACTGTTTGCTATTCGCTGTCTTCTGTGGGAACACACTTTCCCTCTTTTTCCACGTAGCCCTCGTTGCAATTGGGTGGATACCCAGCCTTTTCGTCAGCATAAGATTCAACAGTCCTATTCAAAATATGGCCTGACGTGTTTAATTTTTCCCCCTTGCCCTTAAACAATAGGGGTCTTCCGTTCTTTTTATACGGCCCCTTTCTGGAATAATAAAAAAGCTCACCAGTTTTGGGGTCTTCGTATACAAATTTTTTTGGAGATGGCATTGTTGTCTCTATTTTAGTAAGTGTCTATTAAACCTGAAAACTACTCCCACACCCACAGCTTTTTGTGGCATTAGGATTATTGAAAACAAAACCACGCTTAGAAATATCAGTGTAATAATCTAACGTAGTTCCTTCTAAATACAACGCGCTTTTATTATCTACAATAACATCTACACCATGTTGATGATATAACGCATCCTTTTCCTCATCGTAGTCATTGCCTACAGTTAAGTTATATTGGAAACCGGAGCATCCACCACCCTCCACAGCAATCCTTAGATATTTTTCTTCGGTATCTTTAAGGTATTGCTTAGCCTCTGCTCCTGCGGCTTCCGTTAATTTAATTGTTGATGGCATTATTATTTTCCGTATAGTTTTCTAATTCTTGAAATGTCGTCTTTTTGTGGCGTTACTGTGTTGGGATTATAGTAAGGATACATCAACGCCGATTTGTCTGCGGAATGCCTCAGACCTAAAAGGTGTCCTATTTCGTGAGCAGCCACGGCCCGCAAAACAAAACTATTGTTCTCTTTCTTTAGTGTCCACTTTTCGGCAACATCAAATTTTGACAGGAGAAGCCCACTAAACTTTTTGCTTCCGGGTAGTTCTGCCCAAGCTAAAACGTCTCCGGGTTCACCAAAGCCTTCTGATGGTTTATTTCCAACACTAAAAACAATGTCGCAATCAAAAATATTATCAACCTGATTAAAAGTCATGCCACAAATGTCAGACCAAGATTTAAAAGCTAGCTTAAACTGTAAATCCCAGCTTGACAGGGCCAATTCTTCTATGTCTCTATTTAAAAAGAAATACTTTAAATGTTTTTTGTCCCATTTATTTGCATTTTTTCGTTGCAGATGTTCTACATTTCCACATCTGAACGAGCAACCGCTCTCTGATAATTCCTCTTGCCCATAAGCCTCAAGACCGTAAAAACCAGACAAGCTGGTGTATAAGAATTGCCTACGTTGCATGTTGCACCCCTTTCAAAGTATGCAACCACAGAAATCCTCCTTTATTAAGGAACCCTCCAAAGAATTACAAAACCGATTCCGTATCTGTTTCTATAAAATATCTAGGGCGACCAGACATGTCAAGTCTTTGTGTATGCTGGTCTATCCCAAAATGCTTAAGCAAGGTGGCAGTAACATTTTGTGGATTAATTGGATTTGTTTTTGGTTCTTCTGCATTGCTGGTAGACTCACCAATAAATCGACCAGTCGGAAAGTCTCCACCAGCCAGCATAAGCGGAGACAGCCTTGGCCAATGGTCACGGCCAGCATTACCATTTATTTTATATGTGCGGCCAAACTCTCCGGTTACTACTAGCAGGACATCTTTATTCATGCCTTTGGCATATATATCATTAATAAATGCTGATAAAGCCTTGTCAATAGGTGGAACCTTGCCCTTGAGGGCTTGTGAAATGTTGCCATGCATGTCCCATCCACCATACTGAACGGTGACAAATTTTGTGCCAGCTTCTACAAGTCTACGAGCTAAAAGAAGCTGTTCCCCTATGCCCTTGCCATAGTTGGCAAACATTGCAGGGGGTTCCTTTTTAATGTCAAAAGCTTCTGCCACTTTACCTAAAAGCATGCTGTATGATTGGCTGCGAAGGTCTGACCATGCGTCAGCACCACTGTCAACGCCCTCTCTGAGCCTGTCCAAGCCACTCAAAAGCTCCTGATTACCCAAGAACCTCTCTGGTGTGATTTTTAATTGGAGGTTCTTAACCCCCTGTCCGCTAGACTCATATGGCTTTGTCTGGCTTCCGAGCCACGCGCCTTCATCAAAGCTAATCCCATTAACTCTGACATAGGTGGGCATGCCGCTAATAGGATGATTAGAGCCATAGGCTGACGACACGATAGAACCGTAAGAAGGGTGGTATGCAGGAGATTGCGGCGTGTTATCTGTACTGTTATGTCCAGTCATTACCCAGTGGGTTGCTGTGCGATGACTAGCATTGCCATGCGCAAATGACCGAACCACAGATATCTTGTCACCTACGCCTGCCAGCCCAGTCCAGTCGCCCCCAATGAGATAATCACCATTGGTCATTATGCTGCCATTCACGGCTCGAACATTATCTGGAGCGTCTGGCTTAGGGTCAAATGTTTCTACTTGAGTAGCACCGCCACCAAGCCACACCCAAACTACAGACTTGTTGTTGGGAATAAGGCAGGTCGCGTCATCTGCATAAAGGTCAGAAAGACCTATGGCAGAAAGCCCTGCTCCAATACTACCAATCCTCATCAAGTCTCTGCGATTAAAACGAAGGTCAAGCATTTGTGGACTCCCCCATCCTTAATTTTCGTAATAGTATATATTATTATACACTAAAAATAAGGCTTATTTGCTAAATGCTGCTTGAAGAAGCTCTTCTGAGCTATCGAAGGTCGAGTTTGCGCAAAGTTCAGAAACTATCTTTTTGGCTTCTGTTTTTGTGTGACCTATCTTAATAAGGGCAGCTATCACCTCTTGCATAGTTTCATCACTTGTGGCGTGTTGCGACCCTGATATAGGAGTGGGCTTAGGAGTGTCTGATATTTTTTGTATATATGGCAACGTCATTGGTTTTGACATTATTAATTCAAATTCACGCTTACTTTTTAGCTCTTTCCCATTTCTTATCAGGTGTATAGCACAAGACAGAATTACCAAAAGAACAGTCCCCGCCATAATCAGGGGAGATTCGTAGCCACTATTTTCCACAAGGACTCCCCTTAGTTTCTTTCGGGATTAAAGTATTCGTACTCACCATTATCCTGAAAGCTATCTTCGTCGTCCTCTACCTCTTGAGCTTGCTCGTTCGTCATCATCATATCCATAAACTGAGCAAACTCTTCGGTAGTCCATTCACCCCCATCAGACTTATGCATTACGCTCTTAAGTGGCCCTGCGTAGTCAGCCACTACTTCATAGCGACAGCATCGAACCTTCTGGCACTCGGAGTCTACGGGTACTGAGACTACATCTCTTGGGTTAACCTTAACGATAACCACTAGGTCTTCGTTATGCTCACACCGATAACCCTCAACATACTCAATTGCCCCAACATGCAAACCATCGCTGCATCCCATATTACAATTGTCATCCACTTTTCGTCGCTGCATTTCTACAATGCTTCCAATTTTATTATCAATTGCTCCCGTCCACTTGTCAGTATAGTCTTTTCTAAGAGCCTTATAAGACAAGAAGCAACCATCCTCCGTAATGGGCAGGTTTTTATTCTCAAGAAAAGTATACAGTTCTTCCACGGCTCTATTGGAGGGGTTACTGAGAATATTTTCTAAGAACTTAAGCATTGGCTGAAACGGGAAACCATTTCGCATCATTGTCATAATGCGTGAGGTTAATGTATTATGAATCACTTCCTCTTGGTAGGACAAGACGCCATCCTTAATATCAATATCCCCGTCGCTATAGTTCAGAATGGATGCGGGTATATCAATAAGAGCCTTAATGCTCTCTGGGTCATTGTTAACCAAACACTCTTTAATAGGCATGTAGTTTGGGTGGTCATGCCCAATACTAAAGCTTTGATTATCAATAACAATCGTCATTGTTCCGTTGCCGCTGATGATATAATTCATCCTACTTCTCCTCAAAAACAGGGGTGGTGTTCTCGATAAGGTCAACATACTCCGAAATTTTTCCAGCATCTTCTTCGTCTATGGCACGATGTGTAGACCAGTTAAAAGTAAACAGGTCAAGCATGGGATACCTTTTCTCTATTCTTTCTTCTAATCCATCTAGGGGAATATAGCCTTCGTCGTGTTCTATTCTAAACAGGCTATAGTTAGCTAAGTTCTTGGCCGCTTCGTATGCTTCTCGGTTTTCTTCTAGCGACTTATGCCTAGACACATATTGCTTGATAAGGTTTTCGGATTTAGTGTGTTTGACAATCTTCTCTAGTGACTTGAAGCCTAGCAAAGCTCCAGACGCCGCCCTTATATCCTTAATCCGATTGGCCCATTTCTTTTCCACCATGCAGGACTCAAGAATTTTGTTCACAAAGTCCTCAAGCCTGACCCATTTGCTGCTTACCTTCTGAAACTTTTTTTGCTTTAAAAGCGTAGGCTTAAACCCATAGATAGGGGTTTTTGTTTCGTGGCCCATCGTCTTTAGCTTATCAAGCATAGCTGATATGCGACTGGGGTGTTCATCATGTCCAAACTTGTCTCTATAATTGTATCTGAAAATTTCTGCATAAATTCCACCAGCTTCCAAGTCAACTTCTACGTCAGACCAGTGGTTATTGGTATCCCACCCTCCGGTCGGCTTATAGATACATGCCTTAGAGCGAGTATAGCCTCCCCCACCAGAATAACCAGAGAGGGGTTTTTCAAGGGTAGATGCGTTTTTAAGTACAGATGGGAGCATGCCCATCTTTTCAAGGAAGCTCTTAATTGCTTCGTCGCTACCCCTTACAAGGTAAATTTCCTTTGCGCTTTTGCTTTCAATGTAGGTTTTACACCTGCTGATTGCACCCCTGCCTAAGTCATCAAGATAAAACAGGATGTCTTTCTTGGAGGGGATTGCAGCTACATCCTTTTCATTCTGCACAGTATCTCTCCACAATCCTTTATGGAATCTCTGACAGTCTAAGCCTGTGATTTCCCAAACTGCAATACTGGTGTTGTTCTTTTCAAACATCTTTTTGCCGCGCCACATAACATCGTTAGTGTCAAACACTCCATTAAGACTGTTTAGCATTTTGTCTGAACTCTTTAAATCACTATATAAGAGTCTGGCATCCCACAGGGTTTCACATGCTTCAAGTTTAGACTCCAGTATTTCACCTATTTCACCAATAATCCTATTAAGCTTCTTTAGGATATTTTTCTTGGTATACTCATTGTATGATAGAGATTCTCTTGATGGAGTTACGCTTATCTCTCCAATATCAAAATGAATATCTATGTTTCCACGTAGAATATGCTGTATTGATTTTTCTTCGCTATCAATAATATTAGCACTAATTGGATAGCATACGCTTCCCATGATAGCACAAGCATCCCAACTGTAATCGCGCCTATCGTTACCATCGTGAATAGCCCAATCATCGCCTTCTATCAGGTAGTTGGGACTGCTAATCTCAATTTGTTTTCCAGTAATATTGGGATTTACTGCAAAGAAAGTATAAAGCTGTTTTGCTTCTTCCTCAAAGTCAAAGTTATCATCTGAGTTAACAGGAAAGCTAACACGAAGGCCATTCCGTTCCTGTGTTTCCTTACTGGACAGTAGGGCAAATACAGGCTCTTCTTTCTCATTTTTATACGCACTATAAAGCTTGTGTTCGCCATTATAAAATGATTCCACACTAAAGCTATCATTATAGGCAAACGGAGACTTACTGCCCAGACCCATGCAGCCAACGGATTCATTGGAGCCTGTTCGACTTGAGCGAAAATAAGTCGTATACAAGCTCATGCAATCTTCATGAGATAAGCCTGTGCCGAAATCCCTTATAGAGAAAAAGGGTTCCATCTCGGTAGGCAAATGTACACTGAAAGGTTCAGTGGGATTACCATTGTCCACCTGAGCGTCGAGAGCATTGGTAGATAGCTCTCGGACAACTGCACGGACTTTATTAGCATACAGCCCGTCAGATAGAATAGAGAATGCTTTTGCCGTTGCTTCAATAGTGTACTGAGACTCTTCAAAGTCTCTGCTACGCTCAATCTTATTTTCAGAGTGGGTCAACTTCATTTTTCAATCTCCAGCAAAGTTCAATTTATACTACAGTATAAAGTGTCAAATCAAAAAGTCAAGAGTTTTTTTATGGCTATTTTCTTATTTTTGTAAATGGTGCGTATTTATCCATTGTATTGTTTTAACATCAGACCGCATGAATAAACTATTAGTTCTAATTTGCCCAGCGGTTCTTTTTACGCCCTTGAATATTGTTCCATCCGTAATGCCTGTTGCCGCAAATATGCTTGGGCCACATACCAGCCTACCCATAGGCATTATGTCTCCTACTGGAACCCATTTTTCATCATTGGCAGAAAAGAATATGTCTTCTCTACCAGAAGCATTGCTTTCATATATTTGGGCTTCCATTCCCCCACCTAAACATTGTATGGCAGAAGCAGAAATAACTGCTTCGGGGGAGCCTCCTATACCATACACAAAATCAACATCGCTTGTCGGTAGGCAGCTAGCAAGAGCGCCAACTATGTCGCAATCTCTGATAAGCTTTACTCTTACTTTAAGGTCTCTAAGTTTTTGTATGACCTTAGAGTGTCGTGGTCTATCTAGAACGCACACCATTAATTCTGGAATTAGCTTTCCAGTTGCTAAAGAGGCGAGTCTAAGATTTTCTTCTAGCGGGTTTCTTAAAGAAAGCTCAACCTTATCTTTAATCTTCTTTCCGTATGCTATCCTGTTCATATAGTAATATCCAGTATAGAACATGGAAGATGGACAGCCTACAGATATGACTGACATGGCCTCTGGCCCAGAGGTAACGGTCTGAGTTGTTCCTTCTATCGGGTCAACAGAAATATCGAGCCATGTTGGTTCTCTGGTTCCATATCGAAGCCTGTATGTGGAACCGTTGGCCTCCCAAGTCTTTGCTTTTTTACCCACGGTTTCGCCTTTGAACAAGCCAAAGGACTCATCCTTTTCCCCCTCCCCCATAACAACTCTACCGGCAATCTCTATCTCTGTGTTGAGCTTCTCCCGCATCGCTTCTGTGGCGGCTTTATCCGCAAGCTCTTTTTCTCCAGAGCCTATCCATTCTGATGCGGCAATGGCGGCAGCTTCTGTTGCTTCTACAATATCCGAGCTTATTTTCATAACACCCCTTTTATTGTAGGCGTACTTTCATCGGCAGCTAATATATCTTTACCATCAGATATAAGTTTCGAGATTGTTTTTTGCATGCTGCCGTTTAGCTGCGTAGCGGCCAAAATACATGACCGCACAGAACCCCTATTATAAAAGGCACAATAGGATGCTGCCTAGAAATTGTATATATAGAAAAACTAAGTGTTGCGTTTAAGTCCTTAGCATAAAACATTACTATGCTATCCCAGACAAAGACAACACAAAACGTAAGTATAATTAAAAACTTGGTTACGTTTAAAAAATCAATCATTTTACCCTGTTCACTTTTATGAATGTTGTTCTTTTGCTAAAATCCTTCAGTGTCTTTGCTCCGACATAAGCACAAGCACTTCTTATTCCTCCTAAAATTTGATGTACGGTTTCCTTCACTGGCCCCTTATAAGGAACCCTTTTAGCTTCCCCTTCTGTTGCTCTATATTCTGCGACCCCGCCACTATGTTTATTCATAGCGGCTGAGCTTGACATTCCATAAAACTTTAGCGACTTCTTTTTTTGTCGTAATTTGCCGTCTTGGTCAACTTCAATCTTCCCTGCGACGAATGGCTTGTCTTTTGGTTCTAACCATTGAAGGTCATTTTCCCATTCCCACTCCCCTTCACATTCATCGGTTCCAGCTAGCATGCCACCTAACATGACAAAATCTGAGCCTGCCCCAAACGCTTTAACTACATCCCCCGGAGTTTTGCACCCCCCATCTGCACAAATATGAGCGTTAAGACCATGTGCCGCATCTGCACATTCTATTACGGCAGAAAGCTGTGGGTATCCTACGCCAGCTATTAATCTAGTAGTACACACACTTCCCGGCCCAATACCTATTTTAACTATATCTGCCCCACCTTGCAAGATTAATTCTTGAACTATTTCTGGAGAGCATACATTTCCAACCATAAGTATAGCTTTAGGGAATTGCGCTCTTATTTCGGCAACCCTATTTACAAAGTAGTCTGTGTACCCATTAGCTACATCTATACATATATTATTAATGGAAACCTTGCTTGATATCTGATTTAATTTTTCTCTATCTTTCTTTCCTGTTCCCAGCGTGTAAAAAAAATAGTGGGAGCCAGCTCTTTGTTTTATGAACTCGCACAGGTTATCTATTGAATAATGTTTATGGAGACATGTTCCCATGTTATGGTTAGCAAGACTGTCTGCCATAGCAAAAGTGCCAGTAGTATCCATGTTTGCGGCGAGTATGGGTACTCCTTGCCACTCTTGATTAGAGTTTCTTGACTTAAATGTTCTGATAATGTCCACTTCTTTTCTGCTCGCCGTTGCAGACCTTTGTGGTCTAATTAGAACATCTTGAAAATCTAATTTTATGTCTTCTATAATTCTCATTGTATGTCGCCAGAACTTTTCTGTAGCTCATATATAAAGGCTAGGTTGGCTATTGCGTAAGATATGAACACTACGGACAAGGCAACCCTGCCCTTTTTATAAGAATCATAGGCTGCTACACCGTAGCATACTATCGTTATACACAAACCTATTGAACCCACTTTATCTCCTTACCTCACTATTTTTCTTCCATACTCCGGTCATTATAGAAGGGTCTACGTCAAGCTCAATAGACCTATTAATTAAGGCGTTTAAATCCTTGGGAAAGCATGTTCCACCAAAGCCCCTCTTTCCGTCTGGGCCGGGAACGCTCCAATGGGAGTCTCCAAGCCTCTTGTCAATGGTCGCAAGCTGAACAACTTTGTTATAAGGAATATCAAGCTTTTGGCATATCTGACTTAACTCATTGGCTAATCCCACTTTTACGGCAAGATGTACATTAGTGGTATACTTCACCATTTCAGCCACGGTCGAAGATGTTTCCCATATAGGAATCTTAGGATATGCTTTCTGATAACATTGACTTACGCTATCTAAAATATCATAGCTGCCACCAATAATTATTCTGTCCTGATTTTTGAAGTCTTCAACTGCATTAGCCTCAGTTAAAAATTCAGGATTAAAACAAATACTACAGTGTACATATTTTTCAGATAATGCCTGCGTGGTTCCCGGCACAACCGTCGATTTAATAGCAATAGTTGTCGCTACATCTTGTAGCTTTGCTTCTTCGTTGATTAATTCTACAACGCTCTCTACTATTGAAGTGTCACAACTACCACTTGGAAGCATCGGGCTTGGAACACAAATAAAGATAGGCCCATCGACCTTTTGCACTACCTCTTTTATACTGTCGCAATTGCTTTCCCCGTTAATGTCGTAACAAAGAACATCAAAAGCGTGGAGCATGCCCTCTTTAACGGCTGTGCCAACTACTCCACATCCTATTAGCCCTATCGTTTTCACTATTAATCTTTACCTCTAAGTCTGAGCATGTGTGTGTTGGTAAGTTTTGTTGTTTTTAAAACCTCAAAATCTTCTTTACTATGGCTTGGATTGTTCCACCTAGCTTCCAGCAAACACATCTGGGATGCTTCTAGGTCGCTGCTGGCCAATACTTCTGACGTAATTACACCCCCCCCAACTTCTATGTCTACTTGGTATTTATCCATTTTCCTAATCGTCGTGGTGAAGTCCCGCACAATCTTTTTGGGGGGGATGAAACAAATTGAAAAGCATTTGTAGGCTTACTTTAAGAGACATGTTCTTGGCAGGCTTGCCAATTTCATCATTAAGTTCTTCAACAAGATTTTGAGCAGTTTCAAGGTCAACGTATTTTATAATTATCCTATACATCTTGTTTGCTTCGTGTACACTAGTTGGCATTTTTAATAGCCTCCTTTACGGGAAGTCTGTAAAATTTATCGAAGCGTTCACCATTATACCCCGGCAAATTTGGGGTAGCTTTGACAACCTCCTGATAAATCTCCAGACATTCTGGGCAGGAAACGCCATGATGCTCTGCTGAGTGCGGCGATTCGTAGTGATTATTTCTGATTGCCATATTCATTATAGTTCTAATATGGGAAGTTTGCCCTTCTAAAAGTATATAAATATTGCTTATTTCTTCTTCTAGACTTTCAGGAGTTTTCATTTCTTCCTTCACCGTAAAAGAGGTTAACTCTTCTTTTAGCTTCCTGTTCTCAAAAACTATATTAAAGAAAGAGTATGCAAACAAAGAAACGATAAGAAATGAAGAAATTAGAAAAGTTATTAAGCCTTCTCGAACACTTGTTTGTCCGCCCATGATAAAATCCTTATTGGTTAAATTATTTTTGTAGAAGCACCCCCGGCAAGAGTCGAACTTGCAACCTACAGATTAGAAGTCTGTTGCTCTATCCATTGAGCTACAGGGGCTAGAGGCAATCTATGACCTCATCTGTATCTATAATATGTTCGTTTATCGTGTCAATTACAAAAGGATTCCTATCACATACGAACCCCCTTTCGCTAACCACAAACTTATCCCCTATCGCAATACCAGAAAGCTCTTTTCGGTCTTTGGTTAACAAGACCCCCATAGCTTTTATGCAGGCTTCAAAGGGCTTGTTTGCGACTAACACAACTTTTAGGTCATTGCTTTCAACGTAATATTTAGGCACGCTATTTCTCCATCGAGCTATCCATAGCCTTTTTTAGGGGCGTGAGTCTTTCTCTATTATCATGCTGCATTTTGTCTAAAATTTTCTGAACCTTAGTTTCTTCCCTAGTCTCTTTTCTTTTTGCTAATATCTTTTTTCGCGCAAACTTTTCTTTATCTTTTCGCTTCTTAAATTTTTTCTTGTTTTGATAATCTGACATTTCTTCACCGTGTATAAGACTATATTTATAAATAGTGCTGGAGGGACTCGAACCCTCACGCCCCTTACAGGCACAGGATTTTAAGTCCTGAGTGTCTGCCAATTCCACCACAGCACTAAAGTGGAGGCGGCGGGAATCGAACCCGCGTCCTGTCTTGCTTCACTAATAACATCTACATTGTTAGTCTGTTGTTATCACACAACAAACAAAGCTATCCAAATTATCGGAGTCAGGTTAATTATAACCATTCGTTACATTTGATTCAAGTGTAACATCTATATCCGAATTATCGGAGTCAACACAATTGGGTAAAAAGGTCTGTGTAACCCCCGCAGCTAAGCTGCAATTGCTAAATTAGATTCGGCAATTAAAAATTTGGTCAACTTTTATAGTGGCCTGTTGACCAGCCACTCAATGCAGTTACTACTTTCACAAACAGTCGATACCATTTCGCCCCCTTATTCTTCCCATTCCCATCCCGCAGCTTCAACTACAGTTTCAACATCAAAGGAAAGCTCTGGCGAGCTTTCAAAGCCTCTTCTGTTCACATCAAATTCATGGTCAACAGTAATTCTTTTTGTAATACTATTTATAGCTCTACAGCAGGCATCAAAAGGGTTTTTAGCTACCAGAACAACTTCTAACTCACCGGATTTTACATAAAACTTAGGCATTATTTTATACACCACCCGTTACTAGATTACACATTTTAATAAAATGCTCTTTTTCAAAACTGTGTTTCATTAGATTTATATGTTTATGACAAAACTCTATGTTTCCCAGCACATACCCCTTTGAGTTATCAATCCTGTCCAGAGATGCTGTTCTTTCTTGTCGCCACGCCCGCACACCAAAGGTTAAATCTTCGCCAGTATATGCACACTTGCCTTTTTGTTTTTCCCATTGGTTTCTCACATCCTCTATCGTAATAGAAAATTCTTTATCCCGCCTACCAGCCCCAATCTTGAAAGAATTGAAAAATCCCAGCGGTATATCTCCACAACCTTGCCATGCATGCGAACCTTTTCCTGTGGTGCAACGTTTGCATCCACAGCTTTTAGTGTCGCCAGCGTTTAATCTCCCCGTCGGAGATTCATATTTATTTCCACAATCACATTGAAGAAGCCACCGATAGTGGCCATGTTTATCACGGATTTTCATGTCGGCAATAATAACACCCATCCCAAATCTTTGACCTATATCAAATATTTTTCTTTTTCTAGGCATTAATTCTCCAAGTAGGACGGGATGGAATTGAACCATCGACCTGTCGCTTATAAGACGACTGCTCTAACCACTGAGCTACAGTCCCATATGCTATTTCTTGCTTCCTATTATAACATAGTTAGGCCACGATGATACAGGAAATTCTTCAAGAACCTCTATATCAAAATCTTTCTCAACCTTCTTGATAAAGTTTGCT